AAGGTTTTAGAAGGGTGGATATATTCGGGGATTATAGTTCTACCCATCAGCTTGTCATATACCCATGACTCTCCTGTATCTGTCTTTAGTTTCCTAAGGTTAGGTAGTCCTAACATCATGCCATTAGGTTTCATCATGCCTTCATGAGGGACACTTGATATAACCCCACCATTACCCATCGTATATTGTTGCCCTGCTCTGACACTTTCTAACATCGTCCCTGCGTCTTGCCATGCCTCAACCAATTCAGGATTTGCTTTGCGATACGCATACACAATGTTCTTAACTTCTTGTAAGTCTTTCTCTACACCACCTTGTTTTAATATTGAGTGCATCTTAGCCGCACCCACACCATAGATACCCGATAAGTTTACTACCTTAAAGATGAACCTAAGGTCTTTGTTAACTTCGTTGTATGGTGTTCCTGTTATGTCTGCGGCTGATTGTTTATATAAATCAATACCATCTTTAATCTGCTGTATCTTACTATGTGATTGCGCAAACCAATAGGCTAACCGCAACTCAATATTACTTAGGTCAGAGGCTACTAACTTATAACCTTTAGGCGCACACATGGCACGACGTAACTCAGATGTTCGAGGTAAGTTCTGTAAGTTAATACCATCGACACCACTCCATCGATGAGATACAACTGCACCCGCATACTTTAACGGAACGGGTAGCTTACCCCTGTTGGCTATTTGAATAAAGTTTTCTGTGCGCGTCTCTTCAATTGTCGACTTGTTACCGATACGAGCAGCAGCCAAAGCTTGAACGTATGGATTTTCATGTTCAAGTAAAGCCTTAAATTCTTCATCTGTTTTTGCAAACGCATATGTTTCCTTTCCTGTCGTTGCACTAATCTTCATGGGCGGAGTCACACCTTGTTCAATAAGTAACTCAGCAAACTTAGGGTTACTCATGAGTAATTCTTTATCTACGGCTACTGATGCTAGTAGTTTTTCTTTAGCTTCTTTAACTTTGTGGAGGTGACGTAGTAATAAACCTTTATTAAGTTCTATCTTAGGTTCTGTATACATACGGATAGTTAAATCAATAAGCTTCATCTCAGGTGCAGTGAACCTATCTTTTAACTCGGTGAATAATTCGTAGGTAAGTTCTACGTCATTAATACAATAACTACCATACTTAGCTAAGTCATTATGTGTAAAGTCTAGTCGTCTCTTACCTAATGCATCGAGGACTTCTGTTCCCTTCTCACCTAACTCATATAATTTTGATAGGTTAGCTAACGATACTGACTCTGTTAAGCCATGTAGAATTTGAGCCATACTCATGGTATCGAATAAACCTAATGGGTGTATATCAAATATCCATGACAGGATAGATGCATCAAACCTCATGTTATGTCCTAACACAAAGTGTTCATGCATATTGTATGAGTCTAGGAAAGCTTTGGTCTCAGCGTGTGTTCCTGTAAACCATTTAGTTACACCTTTATCCTTAACAGCTACACCTATGACTTCAAACTTCTCATCACGTATATACTGCTCGGTAGTAAACTTCTTTAACCCATACTCTTTATCGTAATAGGTTTCGAAGTCAATCGTTATTAGATTAGGCATTACTTACCCCTAACGCGGGCTTTGACGGCATGCTCATAGATAGCAGCGATGTCAATAACTTCCTCTGACTTTAATCCTTTAGGTCTGATTTTGATAACACCATGATGAATGGTGACGATTAGGTTTCTTTCGCCACGATCAAAAGTCGTAGCAGATGTTTCCCTAGTAGTAGGGTTGATTGATTTTGTAGCCATTACTCTCTCCTTTATTTGCGTCTATTGACGTGATAGTCCCAATCTTCGGCACAATCTTTATCGCACCAACGTCTTGAGTCATTAAGTTTCGTGCCACAATTCAAGCAGTGACCCGTCCCTTGTATATACTTAATACCGTCCATTTCCTTACGGCGAAGGGCATTTTCAAGTTCTAATCTATCTTGCGTTTTATCTGCATCATCTGACATGTTTAAGCTTTTGTAATACCAATCGAATTATTAATAGGTCAATTACTAAAGAAAAATGATAGGGTGTATCATCTTCTAAGTATCTAAGTTCTAAGCCTACCATAACTCCTGATATTAACGCAAGCTGAAATACCCACATTATTTAAACCAACGACCCAAAATAGTTTGCTTTTCAGAATATTTTACTAACCTGTTAACATACCATTGTGCTTTCTTTAAGTCTTGTAAAGCATTATCTTTATATCCTGTTCTTGACAAATACTTAATAGCCGTTAAGCGTAAGTGTCCCGCAAACTCTTCGGGTGTTGACTTAGCTTCCATATAGTCTATCGTTTCAATACCTCCATGAGTATAGTGAGGTGGTTGATTGACCATGTCTGATAATTTTTTAATTGTTGTTTTTTTATACTTGTTTAGTATTGTTTTTAGTCTTGTCACGTTAGTGTCTCCAATCGTTGTTCTAATGCTTCTAAATCATTTTCATTTACTACTAAAGCAACGCCTTCATTGTCACGTATAGCTTCAAGGTTTCGTAGTTGTAATTCAGTAGGGCGATTAGTTCCTGCCTTACATTCTATACCCACAAACCTACCTCTGATACACGCAACAATATCAGGCACACCTATGCTAGTGTAAGCACCTGCAATAGGAAAAAAGTAATATACATTTCTAGCTTTAAGCATCTTAACCACTTGTTGCTTAACCCACTTTTCTTTTACAGGTTCTTTTTTCATTTAGGCATTTCCATAACTTTTTGCATAGCATTGAGTCTCTTGTTATGAAACTCTCTATTCTTTTGCTCAAGCAATCGGAAGTCCATCTTAGTGTTCATAAGAGCCTGTATATTCTGCATCGCGGCTTTATATTCAAGATAGATTTCGTCTGTATCGTTCTCTGCAATTACATAGAATTGACCATCTCTGATACCTACATTCTTAATATACTTACCGACATCTACAAGTTTAAGGATAGCCATCTTCTCCTTATCTTCTTTAGATATATCGGGTGAGTCTTCATGCATCGCATGATATACTTTCATATGGTCTCCATAATTTGATTTACTTTGTTTAATACTGCTGTCCTAGCCCCTTGACTTTCTCTCAAGTCATCGGCTGATACCCCTACTAGCAATCGTTCTAACTCTCGTCTAGCATTCTCTAGCTTAGGGTCGTTTGTTACATTAAGCCTTGTTAATAGATTTGTCAACTCTAATGCATTATCTACTAGACTATCTCTAAATATTTTCTTTTCCTCACCACTTAACCTATCAATCATATGCTCTAAGGTATTGTGTAATCTTGACCACGCATCACTCATAGCTACCTCAACACGACCTTCATATGCTTTCTGATACTCTTGTTTCATCTCATTACGAATGTCGTCTGCGATGTCAACACGGAAATCATTAGTTTCAGGCACAGGCATAATAGTATATTTGAGATTGAACTTATTTGCAATCTTATATGCATCGGGATACTCATCTCTACTAAATAACTTGCCTAGTTTAAATGCCATACCTTGAATGATGTTTGGATACTCTTGTATAAATGTATTTACACGAGATTGAAACTCCGCCTCATACTCTCCAAGTTGTTGTTTATAATCAAAGAAGTTACTCATAGGTAACAACCTTGTGCCTGTGTCTGACCAAGGTAGCGTTTGCCTGCCATGCCACTCTCGTATTTCACTAGACAGTTTGGTAATCTTATCTAATTGGTCTGACCCTGCAAGAATATGTTTGTTATAGTTACCTGCCTTGATGGTTGTGTTTTTGTTTACATCAATCTCTTTGGACACATTCTTATCTAGTTTCCTAGCTGTCCATACTGATATGTTTAAGTCAATTAATACTGCACTGCTTGCTATACTGATACTCATAGAAATCCTTTCTCGTCTAGTTGTAAAATCTCATGTTCCAAGCATATATAATCATTGTAGTGGTCACACATACTACATGTTTTACTTGGTTTAAATTTATTGCCTGCGACATAAAACGCATTTGTTCTGTCACTATTATATGTTTCCCATTCATAGTCAGACATATGATTTACATCTTTTGATACCCAACCATGATTAGGTAGAATACTATTTACTACATCGTTACTAGCTTGTTCTCTTGCATGTTGTTTTCCTTCTTCATTGTCGTCCGTTAAATAATAATTCCCTTTACCTAATGGATACTTTTTACCATTTATATACACTTTCCAACCAAAAAACCTATCTCCCGCACCTACATCATGAGGTTTAAAGAAGGTATGTCTTATAGCTTTAATACTCATTTTATTTCCTCCTCTATGTTAATAATTTTATGTAATGCAGGGTGATACAATAAATGCTTATATGTTTCTTCAAAATCTAAACGCTTGTATTTCCATTTAGGTTTCCTGTCTTTAAACCAATCTGTATCTACTAACTGCATCAATACATGATGCAAAGCCCAATAGTCCATACGATATTCTTCACCATTATGGTCTCGAACCGATATTACTGTCCCCCATTTACAAGATAATAGTGATACGCTTTTAGGTTTAGCCATGATTTACTCCTTAATTATATGAACTAATGTCGTAAACACTAACAGGAACTACACCTAGTGTTCTGTTTTGTAAGCCTGTTAGAAAGTCCTCTACTTCTTTAGGTAGTTCTTGTTCTACTTTCATAACTTTTTTAACTTGCTTTTTAAATTCACCTAAACGATATGCACTTACCGAACCTGTTGGCTTTTGCTCTTCAGCATTTTCAATCATGTCGTTTAAAGTTCTAACAAACCATTCACCATGTTCTGTGCTTGATAGTTTAAGTAATGATGCTACTTCCTTGACGGTGTCAAAGAAAGGGTGACCGTTGGGAATGTCTCTCCATTTAAACTCATAGGTATCGTAAACAAAGTGTGGGAAGTCATGTCCTTTTCTAATCCATCTAGCTAAGTGTGCAGTCATAGAGTTACCCCTAGAGATACACCCTGTTCTTAATTGCTTAACTACATTCTTAATCTGTCTATCTGTAAACTTGTTGAAGTCAATGTTCATGACTATGTTCTCTGCGTATTGCGTTAGTTCATTTGAAATATTTAATGACATTTTGTTTCTCCTCATAAATAAACGACAAACGTATAATGTTATACGCTTGTCGCTTGGTTAGTCTTGTATATGTATTGTCTTACCATGTGGTGATGTATTGTTGCGTGATGTGACTGCCCACAATGTAGGTGTGCAACCCCAACTACCTCCCCAATCATCTTCCACATATCCGTCTGTTAGTATGATGACAGCCTCGGGTTCAATGCGTTTATCTTTGATATACTGATTAACACACCCAACATGAGTGCCACCACCCCCCGCAGGTTTAGTAGACTGAACCAATGCTTTGTAATCACCTTGATTGTATGTCTCGTGACCTGCAACTTCTGTATCCCAATACAACAACTCTATACTTGATGGGGCTACATCATCACATATAGCTACTACTTCAGTTAAGAACTCGGATAGTTCCTTGTCACCAATAGAACCCGATGTGTCTATACCAACTACAACTTTACCTATCGACTCACCTATCATGCTAGGCATGTAGATGTCTTGACCTAAGAAACGCTTGTGTGGTCGTTTCCATGTAGTCTTGTCTTTGTTACGACATGTTGCATTGACAAACTCACGCAACTGTTCACGCCAATTAACTTTAGGTTCTAGTAACTCGTTGATACTTCTATTCTTATTACCTTGCATCTTGCCACGAATAATCTCACCTTGTCGTAGTGCTTGGTCTATCTGCTTGGCAGTCTCTTTAACTTCTTCATCAGATAACTGTTCAGCACCTTCCCAATCATGCGTATCATGACCACTCTGTTCCTTGACATACTGACTACTTTTCTTAAGTATCTCAAAGATTTGTTTAGTCGTCATACCTTTGTATGCTAAGTCAAACAACGCTGAGTCGGGTCGTTTAGCTATATCACTTTGTTCATCAGCTTCATATATCGCATAGTTCACAACATAATCAGCCGCCATGTTTGCAAGCATGGGATTATCTTTCCATAGCTTTTTCCATAGGTGCATGTGCTGATATACTTTGTGTAGTGCTTCATGCAAGACTACAAAGTTCAACTCCTTATCATCTAGTGACTTGATAAACTCGGGGTTGTATATAACATCACGACCATTGGTGCAAGCCGTTGGTATGTCCTCTGTAAAAGATACCTTGCCCACCGATAACACACCTGCAAACATACAGAATTGTTTGCTACGCATTATCGCTATGTGGGACTTCGTGACTCTTTGTTCACTTGTTAATGCCATTATCATTCTCCCAATTTTGTATTTGTTCTAATAGACACTCTGCACACTCATGTCTGCCATATATAATATCGTCTTCGGGATATCCGTTGTAATCTTCATTATTATCTTTAGCGTCAACTACATCTTGGTTATCTCTTACTTCTTCTCGTAACCATTCCTTAACTTTCTTTAATACTTTTTCTGCATTACTCATATATCCTCCTAGAAGTATTGGTTATTCTTAACTGCCCAATCAATGAATGTCTTATTGGTTGAGGCTATTTGTTTACG